TTTTGGTTGATCACAATCAACTAAGTTCCTTTCCTGTTGGGAAGTATGACGAAATGGCTCGCTGGAGTACCTATTGCCAAGCAATAGATGGAATACATGGCGGTCTTGCCCGTTATGTTTTGCATCCACTAGCAGACCAAGCCATGCAAAAAGTAATCAGAGGTGCCTACTAATGGTTTTAAGCCCACTCGAGACGTTTGAAGGTGCTGGCACATTGCTAGCAAAAATGGTTGCAAAAGGTCGTTGCACCATTGAAGATTTAGACAAACCACCAGCAGGAATGATCCCTGAGGCAGAATACAGAAATCTTTTGCGTGATTGGATTGCTGTTAATCCACAGAAATGGAGTGAAATCTTAGATGAGTACAACGTTTTAGCTGAACCAGCAGTTGAAGCTGGACCATCACCACGTGATTTTTTAACCAACGGACTACCTTTCTGATGCCGCGTTTTTACAACCGCAAAATTGAGATACGCTTTGAAGATTCTGCTATTAATCAAATTGACGAGGTTGCGGAAAAATTAAATCTCTCAAGAGCTGAATTTATACGCAAAGCTACGGTCAACGCTTTAAACGTTTTAAGCCAATCTCAGGCGCCTACGGTCGCCACGAAGCCTGCTTTGACGGCAAGTGCTTATCACGCCCTAGTCCAGCATGTCTACCGCCTGCTTGGTGGCGCCATCAACAGATCAATGACTGAGGTGTGTGTTGCGGCCACTTTGCGAGAGTTGTACAACAGTTAAAGCGATGCAAGTTATTGCCGCTGCTAAGCTGTTGTCAACTCAAGGAGGATCCTTGGTCTCTCTTGCATTAAAGAGCTCCAAATCTTAAACTGAGTTGAAGCAAGTAATGATTTAACTTTAAAACCTTATCACCAATTTAATTGACATGGTCATCGCCGCAAAATCTATTGAGCAAACAGCAACCAAAAAGTTAAAACCTTACGACAAAAACCCACGCACACATAGTGCAACTCAGGTCGGACGGCTTGTTGATTCTTTAAAAGAATTTGGATTTACCAATCCTATTTTAATTGATGAAAAATTCAATGTTATTGCTGGTCATGGCCGCCTTGAGGCAGCCAAAACTCTTGGCCTAGAGACTGTCCCAACAATTACCCTGGCTCATCTTACACCTGAACAGCGGCGCGCTTACGTCATCGCTGACAATCAACTTGCGCTTAACGCTGCTTGGGACGATGACCTCTTGCAATCAGAACTTAATGCCTTGGGAAAACTTAATTATGACTTGACGCTGCTCGGATGGGGGGCAGACTTGCCAACTTTTGGAGAAGAAATTGACTTGTCTGCTTTGGAAGATCAAGAGGATTTATCCGAATATGCTGCTGGCGTTCGCAAAGCAATTCAAATAGATTTCGAGCCCGAAGACTACGAGGAAGCGCGAGCACTCGTTAGTGCGGCAAGAAAAAATGGAGAATATGTTGGCATGGTTCTTGTAAACGCTTTGAAAGATTGACCATGTCAACACATGTGTTTATTCCATCCAAAGGCAGGCCAGCAACGCAAACCCACAATCTTTTTGACAACAACAATTTCAGCGTCACACACGTAATAGAGCCTGCAGACAAAGCTGCATATCAACAAGCAAAGCTGCCCAATCTATTAGTGCTTCCTGAGAGCAATCAAGGTATTGCTTATGTTCGCAACTACATCCTTGAACACTCCAGAAGCATTGGCGCGCAATGGATTTGGATGGTTGACGATGATGTCCAAGGGTTTGGTTATGCCAAGCAAGGCAAGACTATTAAAGGGACTTCTGACATTCTTTCAAGTTTCCAAGCACGCGTCGCGCCATACAAGTTTCCGCTCAATGGACTTAACTACTGCCAGTACGCTTGGTCGTATTCAAATGGAAAGTCAAGATTCTATATTAACAGGAAAACCGCAGAGGTATGCACGCTCCTTTATATTCCAAAAATCACGTGGCAATATCGCTCTAGGCTGAACTTAAAAGAAGATCGCGATTTTTGTATGCAAGCAATTAAGTATTCAGACGGGATCATTGTTGACACGCATTCTTGGTTTGCCTGCCCTGGTGTTGGCAGCAATGCGGGCGGTCTGCAAGAGCATTATAAAGCTAATCACGACGCTTTGGCCGCTGCAAGATTTGTTGCTGAATGGTCTCCTTTTGCAAAACTACAAAAAAAAGGAAATCGAACCGACGCTAAGCTCAACTTGAAACAATATGCCCTCTCTCTAGGTAGGCAAGTTAGTTGACAATTACCACACTCCCACAGGTGACTCTAAACCCAATTCAGCACACAACGAAAATTGGTGACATTGTGCACGACCGGCAGCCCACAATAAAAGAATCTTGCATCCTTGTAGACCTAGATGGCTCTCAAGTGGGCCTGTTCCTCAAGGAATTGCCAAAAGAATTGCAGAACTTGGTCAACATTGCAGATGCAGAGGTCCGTTCAGATCGCGTACCCAAAAGCATGATGGAACGCAAGCGACACCTGCCGTTAGGTCCAGACGGGAAACAACGTTATCTTGTTGTCTCGCAATATTCAGCAATACTCGGGAGCATTCCGCCTAAACCTCACATGCGGCGTCCTTACCCGTCACGGTCTTCTGTCCATGCAAACCCTTCGGCTGCTACTTTTGTTCGAGCAATGCTGAAAGCTGGAAATCTTTCAATGGGGCTAGTGGCTCACTACACTCCAAAGGTATATGCAAAGCATTTGTCTGTAATTGAAAAACGTGTGCCCGAAGAATGGCGATTTGCTTCGCACTTTTCCTCTACAATTTCAAATTGCAATATCGCAGCACCAATACACCAAGACAATGCAAATGCCAAAGGAGCCGTAAATCTTATAATTACAAAACGTCAAAACTCAACAGGAGGGAACCTGTATGTGCCTGACTACGACGCCACTTTTGATCAAGTCAATAATTCTTTGCTTGTTTACCCGGCTTGGCGCAATATGCACGGTGTTACGCCTATAGCCCCAACACATCCTGGTGGCTATCGTAATTCACACGTCTGGTATGCCCTTGATTCTTTTGCAAATTTGTAAGAAAAATGGCTGGCCTAACTCGCTGCACTGCTGCTGAGAAAATGTTTAGGACTGCTCGCTTTGCTCGCATGATTGCGAATGGTGCGACTAGATCTGATCTGTTGCAATATGGCGCTGCTGAATGGGGGCTTAGCGTTCGCATGGTAGACGAGTATCGATCAGCAGCAATCAAGGAACTGGAAGAGGATTGGAACCTTGACCGCCACGCGTACGCAGCGGTTCTACTATCGCAACTTAATATTGTCCATAAAAAGTCAATGGAAGGCGGCAATCTTTCGGTCACGCTTGGCTGCATCAACACCGCCGCGAAGATCGCCAAGTTGTTCGATTAAATGGGAATTCTTGCGGCACTGCCTTCTGGTTGCATCTTGAGAGAACTTAATCACGGCAGCGGCAATATTGACTTGACCGCGATCTTGGCTCGCGTTTGCAAGGACTTGCACCCTGGGCAGCTTGATTTTGTAAATGATCAAACTACCCAGATTCTTGGTGTATCAGCAGGTTATGGAGCTGGCAAGACGCGTGCTTTATGTGCTAAAGCATTACATCTAGCAGCAGCAAACCAAGGTTTTATCGGTGCGGTGATGGAGCCCACTGGTCCGTTAATCCGCGACATCTGGCAAAATGACTTTGATACTTTTTTGGATAATTACGAAATACCGCACAGCTTTAGAGCTTCGCCATTACCTGAATATGTGCTGCATTTACCGTTAGGTGATACCAAGATCCTATGCCGTAGTTTTGAGAACTGGACGCGTATTATCGGTTTAAACCTTGCGTGGGTATTAGCAGATGAAATCGATACTGTTGCGCCATCTATCGCGAGCCGTGCATTTCCTAAAATCCTTGGCCGCTTACGTGCTGGCAACGTAAGGCAATTTGGTGCTGCGTCAACACCCGAGGGATTCCGCTGGATGTTTAATACCTTTGCCAGTGAGGACGCATTATCACGTACTGATCGAAAGCTGATCAAGATGCGTACTGCGGATAATCCGCACTTGCCGCCTGATTTTATTGAGCGGTTGCAGGCTAACTACGACCCAAACTTATTACGGGCATATCTTGATGGTGAGTTCA